ACACGGAACGTTTACAGTAGTTGGACGTGAACTTGTATCACCTTTAATACCACTGAATGGAAGTTTAATCATTAAACGTTCAACCCAAAAGAATGTGTTGTCAGAATTGCCATCAGGCAAGAAACGTAACGTTGCCTGTTCGCCTTCTTTCATATTCCAAAATGGGTAAATTGCGTTATCGCCGCCGCTTGAACTAGTTCCTGATGAACGGTTCTCTTGTTCTGCAAGTTTTGCTCTAATTTCTGCTAATGATGCCATAGTAATGCCTCCTATAATATTGCCTATGTGCTTTGTGCCTAATAATGTGTAGCACAGTTATAATACTACACAAAGTTATTTATCTTGTCAAGTATTTTTTTGACAAAATTTTCAAAATGTTAGCCGATTATCTTAAACCGGCTAACGCTTTAATTCTATCTGTTTCAGGATATCTGCTGCTTGCCATTTCTTCTGCCTGACGTTGCGCAACCATTGATTCTACTTTTTGAATAAATCTAGCAGCCGGTTCTACATATTGCGGACCGTAATCTTTTTCTACCATAGTAAGTACTGCTGTTTCGCCTTTTGGAAAAGTTCCGTTTTCTCTATCAAAGTAAGATAGAATGAACTCGCCAATTGGTGTCTTTGGTTTTTCATCAGCCTTTTCAATGCCTCCATCTGGTGTCATTTTAACTGACATTGGTTCGTCATCGCCTTCGTATTTGTCTTCGGCAAACTGACCCATTAATTGATCAATCGCTGCTTCTAACATATCGTCGACAGATTCTTTCTTAATTGGAACACAATTGTCTACACGCTTGCCACCTTTCATTTTGGTGCCCATACGCTTGTATCCATCCCAACATGCCTTACCGTCTACGCCTTTTTGTTTTTCTGCTTCTGCAACTAAATCATCAAAATCTAATTCTTCTGCCTTTGTTGCCTCACCAATTAGTTTGTAAACATATGGAAATACATCTTTTAGTTCTTCATTAAATTGTTTAATTGTTAATTGATCAATCCAGTTTTCCGCAACTTCTTCTGGAACTTCAATTGTCTCTGCTGCTACAAAATTTGCAACTGCTTCTGCATAATATGCAGGTTTTTGTAAATTAGAAATTTCTTTACGTACTTCAGAAATTCTACCTTTTAGTATATCGCTGTACTGATCTAGTGTTTCTGCCATAACAGTGCTACGACCCATGTAAGTATTTAACTTACGAATTTTATGCATTTCTTCGCTAAGGCTTGTAATGTACTTGCCAAAGTCATCATATGCATGACCGCCTTCACTAATATGTAATGCTAATGCTCTTGCACCTGCAATGTGTTTGTAAGGAAATTTAAATTTTTCACCTTCTGGTGATTCAATAAAAATTTTGCTAATTTTGCTAGTACGACTACTTGCATTTTCTACATTAATAGGCGCACTATGCTTGATTGCTATTTTTGCTTTGCCTACTTTTTGGAAACTTGTACGATCGTTTCCATACATCTTTGACTCGGCCATTGTATTTTCTCCGTTGCGGTTTTGTGCTAAAAACTGATAATCTCTTTTGTTTAAATTGCTTTTATTAATATCTCTTACTTCAAATTTCATCATACGTTTTTTAGCAAATACACGTAACTCTTTTAAAAAGTTGTACCAGCCATCTTGTACTTCTTCCATTTGACCCTGTGCAATATCTCTACCGACTATTACACTTAATCCTGCTTCAGGATCTATTGCTACACTTACTTTGCCTAAATCAACCCCATCAGCAAGATAGGCAAAATCAAAATAACGTGCATCTTCGGGCACGTTAGTTACTTGTCCGTTTTCGTCACCAATTGTGACGTTTTCAAAACGTCCTCTGATCTTATTAAATAAGTCCGCAGATATTTTATCAAGTTTCTTCATAATATTATTTATCTAAAAGTTGCTGCTTATAAAAATAGGCATGGGCATTTCATAATCATCCATTTCGTTATCAATCTGTACAAAACTGTTGTATATTGCAGGATCCCAATCTTTCATAACTGCAATCATTCTTAACGCTAAGATCATTGCACTAACTAAATCATCTGTTGCGCCTGGTTTTGCTTGATAACTGCTACCTGTAGCAATATATGATTTTAGTTCACTGATAAGTGGTTTGCTTTTAATGCTTAGTTGGTCATTTTCGACCATTGTTTTTAGCCTAGCACAAGTTGTAACTTTACTGCTATGTGTAGTATTAAATCCTTTGCGGAACTTGCGTACATGTCCTTTGCGTATTGGTTCGCTGATAAACAATCCTGGCATATTTTCTTCACCAAAGTCATTTATAACAATTAGTGCTGCTTCGCCTAAACCGTTGTTTTCAACACTCCAATATATACCGTTATCGCTTTTTCTCTGATCAGCAATATATTTGAGTATGTCATTTAGTACACGTATTTGTCCAGGTATAGCAGTTGTATTGTGTTGCCATTCTGCAACCTGTTTGTATGTCGGAAGTTCTACAACTTGTATTGCTGCATAGTCTCCGCCTGTGCCCATACTTGGATCTAATGCAACAGCATAGTTTTTCTTTGGATCAATTTTTTCATAAAAACGTGTTTGACCCATATTAAGTACTGGATTTATACCTTCCATTGCTGCTAGTTTAATACTGTTAATAAGTGTTTCATCAAATACCAAGAACTCGCAGCCATACTCACGTCTAAACTTCTCTTCACCAATACGGCCTATTTCGTCTTTCTTCCATTCTTCGTCTCTGTCAGGGTGTTCCCACCAATCTGCACGGAATGCATGAAAGCCATTACGTCCAACTGCATTTTCATTACCATATTCGTCAAACTTGTCTTCTGCTTGTTTCCAAATAGTAGCAAATGTATCTTCGTCACTGTTTGGTGTACTTGTAAGAATAGCACGACCACCTGTTGCTAGTGTAGGTGATATTGAAGTCCAAAACTCTTCAGCAATATTAGGTTGCACAAATGCAAACTCGTCACAGTATAGTAGCGAGATAGACAAACCACGTCCTGTATTTCCTGTGGTTGTTTGGCTAATAATTCTACTGCCATTTTCAAATTCAATACTACCTTTATTATAACTTGTTACGCCTGCACGTACAAAATCAGGGCAAGTCTCATACACATAACGTATACGTGACATAATTTCCTGTGCACCTGTGTATTTGTGCGCTGCAATAAGAATAGTTTGATCTGGATTAAACATAGCATACCATGCTAGATAGATACTAGCACAAGTGGTTTTGCCTGTTTGTCGTGGCATCATGTTTATATTAAATCTATAGTTATGATAACTTTCCATCAAACCTAATTGATAGTCAAACGGTTCAAACAACAATTTACCTTTTACAGGATGCTGTATGTGTGCAAAATGTTCTGCAAAATACAAATAACCAGTATCAGGATCCATACATTTTAGCAAGTGCTCGACTTGTTCATTAGTATACGTTTCCTGTTTGTTGGCTTTTTTAATTAAAACGCCGTCTAGTGATTTACTCATACAGTATTTATTCCAAGGTTCTTAGGTCAAGTTTTGTTTTTGTTGGCGTTGCTGTCATTAGATAACGCTTAGGCGGTTTATCAAACAATTGCATATTTTTGTTTTTCCAAGCATTACGCCTAATAATTTGATTTAAAAAATTTGTAGTTCCACCAGGTACAAAATAACTCCAAGGACCTGAGATTAAATTTTCCATATCAATGTCGTATTCATCGCACCACTGTATTAATCTAATAGTATGAGGTCCTAGTTTAACCATTATATGATATAAATTGTTATCACTGTTTTCCATTAATCTAAAAGGTATATTTCTTTTATCACACCAATCTTTAAATAGATTAAAAATGTCACTTAAATATAATCTTTCTTGACCAATATTTCTTCCGATATCACTACCATACCTAATTCTATAATGCCAAGGCTTCCAATTTTTAGTTGTTATTTCAGTAAGTATGTCATCCATTTCTTGTAGTGTTGACATAGTATAACTAATGTATCCTACATTTATTCTATTTTTTAATAAATTTTCTATACCAGTTTCTTGCTTTTTTCTAATAGTAGAATTATTGATATATGATGGATGATTAAGTCCTACTAGCACACTTGTGACTTTTGCATTTTTTACAGCGTTAACAAATTTCATATCTGCAAACTTTATACCATTTGTCATAATATCAATGTGTATAGCAGGATTATACTCATGTACTGCTTGAATTAATTCTGTAAAGTTTTTGTGTAAAGTTGATTCAGCGCCAGCAAAACAAACAGTCCAACCTTTCTTTTGTAGTGTAGGACTTAGTTGTTTATCAATAATTTTAATTTGATTTAATAGTGTGTCTACTGTAGGATCTTTAATTTTGTTATTGGGTATATGATAACAATGAGGACAATCTAAATTACATTTGTCACTTACTTCAATCATTACATAATCGTTAAAATGATAAGACTGATAACTGCAATTTAAACTCTTGTAAAATTCATAATCATTTTCAATTACGTATCTATGTGTGCCGTGTTCTTCACAATGTTTTACCATGTAAAGTTTATTGTCAATTTCATACTTTAATGCAGGAACGTGTTTATAACATTCGTGACATATAGATACTGTTTCTTCTAATGGATTGTTTACTTGTGAATATAGATAGTCTATATGTTCTGCTGAAAAATAACTCATACAATACTTATAAACAAAAATAGCGCCCAGAGGCGCTATTTGACTTATGTGTTATAAATTATAACTCTGCTTTCTTTTCGTTTAGTGCTGCCCACAAACGATCTTTAATTGATGATTCAACTGCTGGGTCTTTTACACGCATTGCTTTTAATGGCTTTTTGCGGTGTAAGTCGTCGCCACTCGGAAGTACATCATCTGTATCCATGTATTCTTCTTCTGGTTCATTGTCCATTTCGTCGCCATAAGATTCCAGTTCCTCTTCTGGCTCCGGTGCTGGAAGTTTCATTTTTATAGGCATATCCATTGGCATATCCATTGGTGCATCCATAGGAGGCATATCCGGTTTACTACCTGACTCTACACCTGCTAGTGCTCTTAAAATTTCTGCCATTTCACTTGCACTGCTTGTTTTAAGTGTTACACCACTTTCCATTCCGCCTTCGCTCATGCCACATTCTGTAACTTCGGTTTCTGTTAGGCGTCCTGCTTTTAAAAAGTTAGACAATATGTCTTGCATTGTTTTATCTTGCATTTTAGTTCCCCACTACGCTTTGGTTATTTTGTGGTTCTTCTTTTGTTGCTTCCATTTTAAAACCACTGGACGCATCGTCTTTTTCTTTACGTGCTGCTTCAAGTTCTTTTAATAGATCCATAATGCGTGATTCGCCTGCATCTTTTTGCGCACTTTCGCCGCCCATGTCTTCTTTAGTTAATATTGTTTCATAAGGGCCATCATCTTTTTCTTTCTGGTAAAGTTCTTGTGGCTCTTCAGGATGTCTTACAATAATGTGACTTGCTGGAACATTGCAGCATTGTGCAATGTATTCTTGTACAGCATCTCTTGTTGTAGGATAACGTACTTCAGCATCCCAATACTGCACATCAATATTTTCTAGTTGTGGAAAATCTAACGGACGTTCTTGGATAGGAGTTTTCTTACCTTTTGTCCAACTTGCAACTGTCCATTTTTCCATGCATCTTTTGATCTGTTCTTCGCAACCTTCAGGAAGCGGACCAGCAACGCCAATCTTCCAAGGATATGTTCTATGCGATTCAGTTATAAATTCTTTAATCTTTTTCATTGTAAGGATCCCATTATATACTATTTATCTTTATCGAGACCTTTGAGACGTTCTAGCAAACTGTTTCTGTCTGTAACAACATAACCTTCGCCTTCGGAGAATCCACCGTTATCTCCAAAATTGTCTTGATCCATTTTTTGTTTTTTAAGTTGTAATTCAACCATTTTTAGTTTTTTATCTAGTTTTGCAACCTTGGCATCTAAACTTGTTTTCAGCATGTTGCCTGCTACTTCAAATACCCTACCACTGTATCTACTTTCAACATTCATGCCAAGATCCATTAGATCATCATATGCACTCATTGCTTTATCTGCAACTTCATTTAGTTCTCGATCTGCTAATTCACCAAGACCTTTAACTTGAGGCAATGCTGCTGCTATTTTATCAAGTTCTTCGATATCTCTAAAAGTATCTTGTTGTGCCGCAACAGGCTTTGGCTTCTCTTCGGCCATTTCTTTTGCATCGGGTAAGTTTAATAAATCTTCGAGTTTTTTAGTCATAGAGATATTCCATTATATACTACTATTATTTATCTTCTACCACCAGTATGGAAAATATCTTTTTCGCTTACAACTCTAAACTTGATGTTGTTTTGTTTACAGTAAGCATTTGCTGCTTCCCATTTTGCTTTGTTCAAAACTACATGTGCTTGATTACGTTTATTACGTCCAGCACTTTCCATTGTCATTTGATTGCTTGGTTTAACTTCAATTAATTCTGCATGTTGTTTGCCGTTAGCATCAACATATGCAATAAAAAAATCTGGTACATAAATTGTGTGTTTGCCTGTAAATGGATTTCTATAAGGTATTTTTACTGCTTCGCTTGCCCATTTACTTACACTAGGATGTTCGTCGCAAAAACGCATAAAAGCAAATTCCCAACTGCTTCTATAAGTTGGAGTTCTACCACCTACATACTTGTCAGGGTTTTTTGGTGTAAATTTGCCTTGTGCATATTGTTTCATTTTAGTAAATTATATTACGAGCAGATTTGTTTTCTAAATTTAATGCTGCTCTAAATCCTATTCTGCTGATGTTGTCTCTATTGTTGTTTAATATTGCACCAATTAATTCATTTAGTTGAGGCTTTTCAAACTTTCTTAGATTATCTAGCAGTTCCATAACATTATAATTGTCAACTTTTGCTTGTTGTAGAAGAACAGTAGCAGTATTAATTGCTGCTGTTTTTTCAAATCCTCTTGATTCAAAAAATCCAACAACAGCGTCAACTTGATTACTTGGATAACTTATCCTATCTTTTTGATAATTGTCAAAATAACTTTTTGTTTTAACAGTTACATCTTTGTTTGTTAATGTAGATTGATAACTCATAATAAGTCATTCCTTGATTGTGCATCTGTTGTATTTTGTCCAAATGCGCCTGGAATAAGAACATCGGTTATAGCACTTTCTCCTGTGCTAATTATTTCATTTACAATGCTTCCTAGTGTAAGTCCTCTTCCATTACGAACAGTGTTTGCACCCGTAATTAAAGCACCGAGCAAATTACCTGATTGTATGTTTCCTAATGTAGTTGCTGCACCTGCTAGAACTCCGCCTGTGCCAAATAAACTTGAAGCACCACCACCTGCTGGACTTAATGGGCTAGGTCCTTGATCATATCTATACTCACCAAACCCTGCTGGAATAATATCAGGCACTGTGTAATCTCTATCAGTTAACACAGTTTCGTAACTAAAACGCATTCTGTTGATTGCAAATTCGCTACCTTCGCTGTTTGCTTCATCATGATCCCATTGATCAATTAGCGGATTTATAAATGTATAACTTGTATTAGTAGAACGTCCATTTTGTGGATGTAATTGGAATACTTGAATACTTGTAAAAAAGTTATCGTTTTTACCCGGTCTATCTAAACCAAATCTATTTTTCATTACGCCGCCTGCACCGTATGCACTGTTTTTATTACTTACTCTGTTGTAAGCAGCATCGGTTACAGCAGGAGGACCCTCAGTTTGTTGCACATGCTGTGCATCGCTGTAATAATAGTTAAAATAGTTTTTCCAAAGAAAATTAGTTAATCCTGCATTGTCATCGTGCCATACCATATTAATAGGATCATAGTTAACACTGGTTTGTATAACTTTTTTACGATTGTATTGATTAAGTGTTTCTGTTTGCATACTGAAACTAGGCAAGTCAACACTTTTACAAAGTAAGTTTATTTCACGTTTAGTAGTATTTGTCCAACCGCTGTTACCATTTAGTGTAACGTTAGGATTTATATTCAAAACCACATGGAACATGTGTTTGAATTTAGGTGCAAGCCTCATATTGCCATCTACAAATACTTTGCTCGCATGGGTGTAATCTCCTAAGTCACCTTTTGGACTAAGAGCACCATTAATTAAATTATCAAATAAACCTGAAAACGGATTTGCCATAATAATATTTATCTTTTCTAATAAGTGCGCACATAATAAAAAAGGAGTACATAAAAATGTACTCCTCTAAATTGGCAATCATTTTAATTTTTATCAGCCGGCACCTGTTGCTGCTGTACCAAGTGTTCTGCCTACATCTGTACCAACACCTGTTTCTTCTGGTGTTTGGATTGCGTTGTCATATGTAATGCTTAGTGACACTGTTGCTGGTTCGTTTGTTGCATAGTTAAGTGTGTTGTAATTTGCTTCGTTAACATAGCAACCATAACATTCCCAAGTTTCTAATACATTCGGAGTTAAGTCACCATTACCGCCATCTAGGATTTCAATTCTTGTTAAGAACTTGTAATCAATACCAGATGCTGCACTTGCTTGTTCCATAAAGTCAAACTGTTTCTGTAACTGTTCGCCAACTAGTTTTTGAACGTTGCCGTTTACATCGTCACGCATGTTAAGTGACAATGGGCTCCATGTGTGCTTACCAGCAAGATTAATTTTACTGTTGTATACTGGAATTTCCATGTTTTCAAAAGTAATTGTTGGACGAGTTACATCCATTACTTGCTTTGTAAGTTCTGTTGTTGGTGTTGATACACCAAAGTTTTCTAAAGTAACACGAAAACGGTACTGTAGTTTTGGCATTAGCAAACCTTGTGACGCTGCACTGTCATTAGTTGCTAATGGTACTGTTAATTTTGATAGACTTGAGATTGCCATATAATATACTCCTATTCACAAGTATTTATCATATTAGGGGGTTAAATCAATAACCCCCTATATTATGACTTATAAACCTGCGATTTCTCCTGTGTTTTTAAGGCGTAGCGGAATGTAAATAAATTCAACTGCCTTAACTGGTTCAATAGCGATATCAACATATAGTTCGTTTCTATCAATTCTATTTGGAGTGTTGTTTGTTTCATCACACACAACCAAATAGTCATAAATTGCTCTCAAACCAATCAGTTCAACCATTAAACTTTCAACCTGTTGTTTGATTTCATCACGTGTGATTTTATCATTTGGTTCAAAGATGTATGGTTTTGCAAGTTTCTTAAGTT